TGCCGATGGCACAAAAGGTTTAGGTGCTTTTCAGCTTTTGGGTAATGCCGCAACTTGGGCGGCTGGTCTGGAAATAACAGCTAGTTCATCAATAAATACCACTCACAGAACCGACACACAACAATATATCGTCGCTGGACCGATAACTCTTGGTAATACTGGGACAAGTGCATCCGCGAGGCCAAATTACACGTTTGTAGAGGCGCAACTAAATTTCCTAGCGAACACAGGAAGCGGATTAGGGACAGCGAGAATAGGGATACATCAATCAACGGATGGAACAAAAAGTATCGGAACCCTTATCGGTAGTTCACAACTAAAAGGAACACAAGCCACATCAATGGAAGCTGGGTTTAGTGTTTCCATGACCTCTCAGCATACTTATTCAAATACTTCAGGAGCCGCACAATATTACTATTATGTAACTTGGTCAGCTACAGGCGGGACAGGAAACACAAGTTATCGGAGAGGCTCCGGCGATATCACTCTTATAGGAAGGCAAAGATGAGGTTGGCAGTATTAAATGATGACCAAACATTAGATCAAGTTTATAGCGGCGATCAAAAAGCAGTTGATCACATGAAAACAATTTTCAAAAACTGCCTAGATATACCTAGTGATTTTGAGCTTGATTTGAATAAACAATGGATAGCAAAAGATGGCGAGCTTGTGGAGATTAAACCATCAGACACAGAAAAGCATGAACAAGTAATGCTGGATGTGAGAGAGCAATGCAGAATAATTTTAAAAGATACGGATAAATGGATGCTTCCAGATGCCCCGAACTATATCTCTTCAAAGTTGGATGCGTGGAAAACTTACCGACAAAGTATCAGAGATTTTCCGGCAACGATTGGCACAGATATCGTGGAAATATCTCAAGTCACGTTTCCGACTCCACCAAGTTTCAGATAAAACGGAAGGACATAAAATTATGTGGTATCTGACAGGCGGTTTAGGGTTAGCACTTGCAATCACTGGCGGGGCGTTCAAATTATATTATGATAAGGCTGAAGCTGAAAAAGAGGCGATAGCATTGCAACTCAGACAGGCGGCAGATAATCAAGTGCTTTTGGAAAACAGCATTAAAGGGTTAAACGATCAAGTAATAGCGGCAGAGGAAGAGAAGAAAATCGCATTTGAGAAAATCAACGTATTGCAGGAACAGAACGAAGAGGCAAGGGAGCAAGTCCAAAACTTAAAAGATAAATTCCAAAAGCATGATATGAATTTGCTGAGTTTAAGAAAACCGAAGTTAATAGAAAACATCATTAACAAAGGAACTAAAGGTGTCCTAAATGAATTTGAAAATCTTACTGATAGCAAGCCTAGCTCTTAGCGGTTGCTCAAGTTTGAGCAACTTTATTCCAGAGGTTAAGCCTGTTGAGGTGGTGCAAATCCAAAAGAAACAGGCAGTTTACCACCCGCCTTTACCGTCTAAGGTAAGGACGAAGCCTGTAGAGTGGAAGGTTCTTACTCCGGCGGTGATGGATGAGTATTTAGCTGATCTTGAAAAGGGGGAAGCTCCCACCAATGTTTATTATGGTGTCAGCCCTACAGGTTATGAAAATCTTTCTCTAAACATGGCAGAAATCAAACGCTACATCAAACAAGTTCTCTCAATCGTAAATTATTATAAGGAGCTAGACTCTGAAAAAGAAGAAGATCAGTCATCAGGAAATAAGTGATATTTGCCATCGGGCTTATTTTGACACTACGTTTGAAGAAGCAAACATTGAAGTCTTTATTGATAGAAATGTGATTGCTTTTCGCGGAACTGATGAGCCGATGGACGCCGTGAGAGATTTGCGAATCTTTCCCTTGTGGACAAAAGAACTTGGATGGTGTCCGGCTGGTTTTTTAAAAGCCAGCAAGCGGTTGATAACAAAAGTGATGTCTGAGTGTTGGACTCGTGGTATTAAGCCGGAAGATATGATTTTAACTGGTCACAGCTTAGGCGGTGCGTGTGCGTTGATTGTGGGAGCGTTGATGGTGCGAGATGAATTCTACCCCAGCGAGATTGTGACCTTTGGTGCGCCAAGATGCGGAAGATTAAAAATACTAGACAACACCGCTGTCACAATGTACCGACACGGCAGAGACATTGTGCCTCTACTTCCCCCGCTCATGCGAAGGCATAAACCAAACAAAAGATTTGGTCAGCCAATGTCATTCATAAAAGATCATTTGATGATCCACTACCAAAACATGAGTTACATCAAAGAGCTTGAGGCACGAAGAGATGGAAAATAAAACGGTAGAGCCAAACAGCGAACTTTCTAAAATGGACACCAACGGAGATAATATTATTTCTCAGAAGGAATACGAAGAGTCCGAAAGAGCTATCCGATTGGAGCTTCTTAAAAATCAGGATCAGAAAGAAGATTCTAAACTCAAGATGGTTTGGTATTCGCTTTTCTCGTTGATGGTGTTTCCGCTCTTGCTGATGATAAGCTCTGTTTTTGGCTTAGAAGATAGCGGAAAACACCTCAGTGAGATGTCTTCAATTTTTTTCCTAACTATCGGGGGGATCGTTAGTGTGTATTTTGGAGCCGACTCATATCAGAAGCGAAACGGAAAATAATATAAAAACTTGTTTAAAAACAATGACTTAGATCCTGGATCATGAGATGATTGAATTAGCTTTAGTTTTTATTGTTGGTTACTTAATCGGGAAATACGGACGATGAATTTACAAATTTTATATGACGAGATTGCATCAGATGAAGGGAAGAGATTATCCCCTTACTTGTGTAGCCAAAATCATCTGACGATAGGCATAGGTCATAAGCTCTTGGAAAGCGACCCAGAAAGCACTTGGCTTGCCTACGATTCCGACAGGGATGCCCCTTCGTTTCACACCATCACAGAAGAACGATGTGAAGAACTATTTGAAAAAGATATCATGACCGCCATTGAAGGGTGCAGACACATTTATGATGACTTTGATGAATTCACCGATGAGCTTCAGCACATTTTAATCAACATGGTTTTTCAAATGGGGACTGGAGGTGTCAGTAAGTTTAAAGCGATGAAGAAGTGCATTGAAGATAAGGATTATCTGGGAGCAAGCGAAGAGATGCTTGATTCCAAGTGGGCTAGGCAAACGCCGAATCGCTCAAAAAGACTTAGTTCAAGAATGGCGGCTCTCGCAGAATAATGGCTCTGAGCAAAACGCAATCCAAACGTCTCGCCACCTTGCTCGCTGTCATGGCAGGGGAGAAGCTACCCGATTGGATCAAGGATCAGGCAAAGGAAGAAGAGTTAATCAATGAAGCGACAGATGGCACTCTTGGTTTATCACACAGGGGCATGGACGAAAAGAACAGGCTATGCGCTTTGGCCGGACTGAATATAAAATATGCCTTTGAAAAAGAAAGCCCCCCAGAAGGGGGGCACATATAAGGTGACATCCATGATTGCACTAATTAGGAGATTCGTGCATTTTTAAAATATCATTCTTCCTCTTCCCAATCAAGATAAAAGCCCTCAGAAATTGAGTCGTTTATTTTTTCTAAAGAAAGTCTAATGTTTCTTAGCTCAATCTGAATTTCACTCATTGAACTAACAAGCTGTCTGATAAATTGACGTACTTCCGCATCTTCCATAGTTTTAGCCTTGACTGGAAAATAAGAAGTCTAGCGAGAAAGTGCCGCCATTTCCATCGCAAGGTTGACGGCAACCTCTCAGGGCGAAGTTTGAAATCTCCGCACGATGATTTAGTGTTTCAAGAATCCTGCTATTTTGTTAAGTCTATCTTTCGCATCTACACATTCGGGACATCGGCTTTTAGATCCAATGGGATCACCCATTGAATTTTCAGCAAACCAAATTTCATCAGTGTGACACCAATGCTTGCTCAAAAATTTTTCATCAAGTTTTTGCCAAACCACTTCCCGCCGGAGCAACCAACAAACGCCGTATCTTTTTGAAAGCGCGTCATTTGCTAAATCAAAGCCCAACTCTTTTTCGCTAGTTTGCCATTTTGATGAGAGAAGATCCAAACAATCAT